TGGGGCAGTTGGGGTATGCGTCGCCGTCGGGGGGTGGGTATGCGTCGCCGTCGGGGTGTAGTTGTTGCCGACCGCCGTAGCGTCGTAGGTAGCGCGCGCCAGCAACTCGCCATCCTTGTCGCCACGCGCCACGTCCCTGTACAGTTGCCCGCCCTCCGGCTGGCTTACTGGTATCTGCCAGATAGCCACGTAGCCCTGCGGGGTGGCGTTGACTGTTTGCCCCGGCCATGAGTACCGTTGCCCTACCAATGTGGCCGCCGGCGTCGCCCCGACTGGCGTCACCGTGCCGATGGTCATCTGGTTGTACATCAGCACATCCGTGATAGACGTGCTGGCCGTGATGTAGGCCGTGTACGTAATGATCTCCCCGACCGACGCGGCGTACTGGTGAGCGTCGGTGCGGATGAGCGAGATGTCGTCGAAATACGACTCAGCGCCGCTATTGGTCACTCCGTACAATGCCACCCGGATAGTGGCGCACCCAGACGGGACGGTGAACGGTACAGAGATAGGCGTCCATGTAGTGCCGGTCACACCGAGGCCGCCCAGCGGGATGATGTCGGCCGTGTTGGTCATGTCCCTGACCTGCGCGCGTGGGGCGTATGTCCCATCGCCGTGTATCCATCCGGTCAGGCGATAGGTCTGCGTCTGTGTCACCGAGTAAGTCTGCAACAGCGCCGGCGCCGGTGATCCGCCCGATGTCAATTTGAGCGACGTCGCTCCCCAGTGGACGCTCCCGGTTTCAGCCACAATCGAGCCGGCGCCCGCCGCATCCGTCCAGCCGTAAAACGTCGAGCCGGCAATCTCAAACGATGGGTTAAGCGTCAACTCCCGCCCCATCCAGACCGTCGCTACGGCCGCGGGGGTATTGGTCGGGGTCGGGGTGAACGTGGCAGTCGGGACTGTGTACGACACATCCAGCACGGGATGGTGTGTCGTTTGCAGGTGGTCGGACGTACTGAATCCAAGCCACGCGCCAGAAGTAGTAGACCGCATGAGGATGCCGTAATTATCACGTGTCCCGTTTACCCATTCCTGCACAAGGCCGGTCAGAGTGAAGTAGTACGTCCCATTAGTTGATATGTTCTTCGATGAATAGATGGAGTCATAATCACCACCGGCTGTTGTCCAGTCGTTACCCGTGCTGTAAATGTTGTGAGTAGCTTCCAGCTCTACCCAGTCCTGTGTCACCGGATGCACGTCTATCGCGTAGACCGTACCAGAATCGGCGTGATAGCTACACACAAGTTGTAACGTGGCGCTATCAATCGTGGCCCCCGCCGGGATATCCGACAGGTCAAACCGAAACAGCGCGTTCTGTTGGCCAATCTTGACGTATGCAATAGAGGCGCTGCCAAAGTTGGAGTTCGGCGCGGTAAGCGCGACCATCGTATCCGACACGTCCGGCACGCCAGTTATTGGCGTCGGCGTGTAGGTGTACGTAGGCGTCACGGTCGGCGTATTGGTAGGCGCGGTTGTGGCCCACGTTCCGGTAGGAGTAGGAGTGGCCGTGTTTGTCACAATCGGGACGCCCGGCGTCGGGGTTTCGATGCCAAGATATGCTGCGTAGACCGTCGCCAGGGTGTTCGCATACGTGCCCCACTCTGCCGCGCTGACCTTGTAAACGTCTGGCTTCGTCAACTGATTAGACTGGACACAGGCGAACGAAATGCCGCCGTTCGTTACCGCCCGCGCCATCGTGGTTGCGTTCTTTTTGTCGGCATACTCTGGCGTGACAATCTCGCACGAATACCCCGCATTGATTGGCGTGCCGTTCAGTTCTTGGTCACACCATCGGCCCGGCTGCCCCGCCTCGAATCCTGTGCGTGTATATTCATCCCATGAATTGAACAGCGTCTCGTATGTGGTGCTGGTATCATTTCCCCATCCGTTTTGTTTCAGCCACACTCGCTTGGGATAATTGGTTGCGGCGTATTCTGCCACGTACTCAGCCGCGGTTGTTTGCCCAGAAATATAGCTGCCAAGCTGCACCACAACGGGCGTGCTAATCCAGTAGTCCATGTATATGTCAATCAGGTTACAGACCGTTTTGGCGTAGTAGTAGTCGAATAGCGCGGGCCATGCTATCCCCTCTACTGTAGCGGGTTGCGTCAGGTCATAGGCTGTATGCCCATTCGGGGCAAGCAGCGTTGCGCCAGCCGTCGCCATTGACTGAATCACCGGATGATTGACGTTTTGCACGTCCTTGGGGCTACACCAACTCCAACCCAGATAGCACGCGGCGCTATATGACATTTCGCCATAGTTGCCGCCGGCCATCATTAGCACGGCTTCGACGTTCGTGTCATTGTCAAACTCGTTTGCCATCTCTTCCATGAGGTCGGCCCAGTGCGTTTGATAGTCCGGGTCCCATGGCGCGACGGCGGCGCGGGTGTATGACGTGCAATATGGGTTTGAACGGCTACAGTTAGGCAGTTCGTCTACCCCGTCTGTTTTGGCCCATAGTGGCAAGGGGGCGATTGGCGTGAATGATGCTTCTGGCGTGCGGGTTTCCCCGACATAGGTTGCCGTCGGGGTTGTCCACGAACCGGGGCTATTCGACATGGCCTGAATCCAGACCTTGACGCCGGCGGCAGAGGCCGTGGCAATGGACTCAGCTATGGGCGTCCAGTTGTATGTGTCCTCTTCCGGTTCTAGCTTCTCCCAGAAGTAAGACTGACCGCTATCATAGCACCATGACACATAGGATAGACTAATCACACTGCCCTGACAGGAGTGGCATACACCCAACAGACCGGGGGGCGCAGGCGTGCCGTTCTTGAACGGAATGCGCGTGTTTGTCGGCCCGACAATGAGCATGGGTTCATCCTGGAACGTGAATCCCCACTCGCCCACATCGTACACGGTATCACCGGATAGCAGACCAAGCCGCATGGTCATATCAGCGGTCGGCGTTGGGATATCTTCCGGCCCGGCGCATCCAAGAAAAAGAGCGCCGAACATTGCCAGCGCCCCTATGACTATTGCTACGATTGTCCATCGGCCTCTATTCACGTTACGCTACCCCACTAAAGTCAACCAGTGTGGCGGTCTTCGTGGTTCCCCCCCCCGTGATTTTCATCATAATGTCGCCGTCGTCTCCCGCACCAGTGCCATCACTCATCCATAGCGCGGCGTAGCCCTCGGCCGGGTCGTCGGGGTCAGCGGACTTCTCTTTGAACACAAGCGCCCCGCCATTGATGGTCAGGTGACCGGATGCGTCAAGCTCTGCCATGTTTGCGGTCGATTCTACTGGCTTAAGCTGTATTGTCCCATGCGATGAAACCGTTACGCCGTCGCTTGTAGCGCCAAAAGATGCTGTTTTGCCCTCATCGGTAATCACAAAAACACCAAGCCCAGTAAATACACCGCGAACCATTCCGTTGCTGTCCCAAAGTTGCAGACTAGCAGACAGGTTATTGTCTATGGTATTCTTGAATATCAAATACCCATCATTTGCATATACATTGACGCTTGTGTCTAGTACAATATCAGTCCCCGTGCCATAAACCTCGTCATGGTACGCCCTGAATCCGAGCGCATAGCGCCTTGTTGCTGTTTGGTAGTTTGATATAGTAATGTTCCCGTCGCCGATCATCGTGTAGACCAGGCCGGGATAGGTAGCGTCTTTCGTTATGATGTAGCCGTATGTGCCTTCTACTTCCCAGACCGCCACGTTGTTGTTGTAGAACCCGATCATCCCATCGCTGACAATGAATCCGTCGTAGTCTACGCCCGGCGTGCCCGTGCCGATGCGTATTTCGTCACTGTCAAGAAACGTGGACGTAATGGGGCCGGGCAATACCAACGCCCCGACCTGCAACGTGCCATCGATAATCGCATCCCCGTGAACGCGCAGCAGGGCATTGAGATCGGTGTACAACATCGGGCCGCCCGTGCCGGACTTGACGCCGATACTCAGCTTGCCGTCGGAGCGCGTGAATGCCAGAATACGCCGGCCCTGCGTGTCCGTGAATATCATGCCGTCTACTTCGTCACCGATATGCACACGCGCGCCACTCGAATCGCCTATGACTATGTTGCCAGCCGTCACGCGCCCCAGATTGGCCGTCAATGCAGAGAGCGCGTCAATGATTAGACGGTTCGGCGGCATGGAACCCTGCGCTACCGCCGCGCCATTGAGCGGGTTTGACTCTGTGTATTCCATTCGTGGCGGTAACTGCCACTGCTGAATGTAGTCGTATTTCCCGCCCATTAGCTATATCGCTCCTCTATGTAGTCGTTGACCATATACCCGTCTGTGCCCTCGTAGCCTTTCGGTATTTCGACCTCAGTGTAATAGATCATACCCATCGCAAGGTCTGGCATGGAGAGCATGTTGATACTGTCATACCGGGATGTCGTACTGAAGTCCTGTATCTCGTAGGTGTTGGGGCTCGCAGACGCCGCCGCATATTTAAGCGTTGCGCCATACGCTCGATAGTAGCCCGTGTCTCCCGTGTGAATGGCATAGAGTCGCTGCACGTCCCGCGAGTTGCTGCCAGCCGACACACTCATGCCCATGCGCTCGATAGGGTAGGACTCCCCGCCGATGATCTGCCGGCCCGCCCTGTGAATGGGGAACCGATACACGGCCCGCGCATCACCCACTGGCATACTACCAGACGATGAACCAGTGGAGCCGTAGCCCTTGCGGTCTGTGTCGCCGGCCAGGTACTCGATATTGCTGGCTGCCGTGGACAATTGCAGCGACGTCGATCCAGAATTGCCATACACATAACTGCCAGCCGTGAACGGGCCCAGCGTGGTGTATCCGGTATTGGACCCGCCGGGCGCTTCGGCAAGGTAGAGCAGGTAGGCCACATCGTAGCCATAAGACAGGTTATGGGTAGAGCACGCCGTTACCGTCACCCTGACTTCATCATTAGGATTGTGCGCTATCCCCGTGGTGTCCAGCGAGCACGCGGTCATGGTCATCTTCTCAGGCGCCACACTGCCAGATCCGGCCATCGCTATTGTAGTCAACGCCGTGCCGTTGAATGTTGGCTTAAAGTAGATCGTGCTCTGATAGCCATGCTCACGTGAATACCCCACAAGCAGGTATAGCCGCCCGCCGCGTGTGGACTTGACATAGCCGTCGAATAGCGTCTGATTGGCGTCAACGCCCTCAGCCACGTATACATCCCGTGACCGCGCTCGAAAGCCAGCCGTGCCGCGCTTCGCCAGACCATTCAGGTTGATGATATTGTCCCGTAGCGCGTGAAGGTCAGTACACGCCGAGGTGGTGTCACCATCCCTGAACCTGCTGGCAGAGAACGGCGTATACCCCGAGCTGGTCGTTTTGATTTGGCCCAAGTAATAGATCGTCGTTTCGTTCGTTGCGCCGTTCGTGGCGTCGTTGGCTTTGAACTGGACGGCCCGATTTACCCCGTCGCTGTCTGCCAGAAACGACAAATCCTTGACGCCGCGGTATACCGTGCTACCCACGCTATCAGTGAAGGTACAGGCGTTCGTGCCGGCCACAATCATGCACGTGGACACCTGGCTCGCGCCCGTGCCCGCACCGCCGGCCACGGTGATGCTGTACTCCAATCCCAGGTGTTCCGATGCGCTGGTTATGTACTTGTGAATCATGTTGTACTGCGCTTCGCGCTGGTTGGCCCCGCTCAACTCGTCGCCAAACGTCACCGTTTCAAATGGGATGTTCGGCGCTTTGCAGCGTCCTTCGATGTCCACAATGTCATCGGCTACGATATTCAGTTGCGTCGCGCCCAGGAGCGTCGATGCCGACATGGGCGGTGGCGTGGTGTAGTTCATCTAGTAGAACAACCTCCCCTTCCCAGCACCAGTACCTAGCGCAGACCTAGAAATTTCATAGTAGTCGGAATACGGGAACAGGTCAGTCACCGGCAAGCCCCAGATGGATTGCGTATACGTGGCATTGTCGGGGTCGGTGAAGTCCTGCCCTTCCCATGTTCGCATGATGAAACAGTCGTGGTTCGTACCTGATTTCGTTTCCTGCACCGTCACGCGGTCAGATACTTCCAGGTACGGGATAGCCGGTATGCCCTGCAACACAATGCCCTGCTTCGGGTCTTTGTTGCGGTCAATGGTAAAGTGTGCGATAGCCGTAGCGTGCCGGCGGCCCTGAATGAGTGGACTGCTTATCTGAACGTGATTCTTGCCGTACTGCGCGATGCTTGTGGCGTCCTCATATTCCACCTCATCCATCTCGCGCTTGGCAACCAGGTTGCCGCGCAATTGATTGCGCCACATATACAGTGAGTCGTTGCCCGTGTTCTCGATGGACAACGTGGCCTGCTTCGAGTATGCGGTGGCTGTAATCGTAATATCGGAGGTCATGTCAAACCCCGCCGCCGTTACCGCCTGATAGTCTGTGTCTGCTACGGGGTCAAGCACGCTATATGCCGGCTCCCGAAACGATGCCTTGTGCTCGATGGTCTCACCCGGGCGTATCAGCAGCCGTTCGCCGCACGAATAGATCACTTCTCTGTTGGCGATAAAGCGCGGGAAGTATTGCACCGTCACGGCATTGATAGGCGGTTCCTTGATAGTCCATGAATGGGTCAGGCCGGCGTACCGTGCGCCGGTGAAGGTGAACACACTGGAGGCGTGCGCTCCCAGTAGCACGTGTGACATATCCTCATAGCGCAACACACCACTATGGTCGAAGTACACACGCCCACCGTCGGCCTCAGCTACCGCTTTGATTTCTTCCCATGCCGTCTCCCCCTGCATCCATGCGAAGTCAATCGAGAACCGCCCTGCGTCCACACTGGTTGTGATGTTCGTGCGAGACTCTGCGGTCAGTTGCAGATTGACGGCGGCTATGATGTAGTCAATCCAATCGCCCGGCGTAGTGGCCACCTGTGTCGTGGTGTGTATCTCGCGGCCCTTCAGTTCAACCGCAAGGTCTTCACAGTACAACGTCACGGTTTGCGCTATGGTGTCCTCAGTCGCTTCCTTGACGAACCCCACGAAGCGCGGCAGGTTCTCGGCCACGCTGCTGCTGTTGTAGAACCCCGCGTATATCTTCACCTTGTGGCGCGGGAGCTTCGCGCCGCCGATGTAATCGTATAGCGCGCCCGTGGTCAGGAATGGAGAGAATCGGTTGGTCTTGTTGGATAGCGTAATATTGGCCGTGCCCGATTTGGAGTTGCCAACTATAGCGATCCCCTTGTCGGTGTAGGCCGATTCCACCATCGTATCCCAGCGCATGACATACGGCGTTTCGTCTGTCCAGTCCGAGCCGTTCCAGAGAAACGACACGGCCAACGATGGGCGCCGATACGCTGCCAGCGCGGTTGTGGCAAGTTGCGTTCCTGTTGTACTCTGCATTACGTCTGTACCAACGTCCAGGTGAGTTCCCAGTAGTGGGGCGATCCAGCCACTCCGGTGTTGACCTGTTTGCGCTTCAGACCCCCTTCGCTTACCACGTGAAAGTATCCGCTACTGCCAGTCGTTTCAGGCGGCGACATATCGAGCGATGTCGTGCGCGCCGCCTCAGTGCCCAGCTTGGCCTTATCAGCCGGCGACAATGGCGGCCATGTGAACGTCCAACGGCGATAGCTGCCAAACACGTCACGAATGCGGCAACTGGACGTGTTATGTACCCCGCCGATGTCGTTTGTGTCATCTGACCAGCCTGCCTTCGGCATAGGCATTTCTGTCATTGCAGAGCCGTTACTCGAATGCGGCCCGATCCATAGCGCCATTATCGTTCCGCCTCCCTGTCAATGATGCGCGCCACCGCCGGCGCGACGGCCTCAGCCATTGCGTTAATCCATTGCGTTTCCTTGACGGCTTTCAGCGCACCGGCGGTCAGCGTGTTGCCCGCGCTTTTGCCGGCGTCGAGCAACAATTGCTTGTTTTCTGCAAGGTCATCCCTGAAAGCCTGGGCCAACGGAGCGATAAACTCGTTTTGCCCCATCTGCTCCTTGATGCCGGCCATGATATCATCGCCGCTGGACTTGCCCTCAGCAGACATAAGCCCGAGGCCGCCAATCTGTGACACAACGCCGGTGGTAGTCCCAAGCCGCGCCGCCACTTCTGCGGCCAACGCCTCCTTATTGGCGTCGCCTTGCATACCACGTTGAACCTGTGTAGTTAATCCCTGTATCATCGTCTCGCGGTCTTCCGGTGTCATTTCGCCCCAGTTCACGCCGGCGTAGAAGTCTTCCTTACCCTGCATGGCCGCAAACTTCAACTCGTCGCCGCCCATGCCGCCAAAGTATTGAGACGCAAACGGAGACGCCTCGCCCTGGTTGACGATGTCCTGCATACGCCGGCCGTACTCGTCCCATTTGTTCTGGTACGTGCCCTGTCCGGTCTGGTACATATCGAGTTCAGTGACAGACGTGGCGGTCATGTAGCCCATGATAGTTGACTGTAGCTGGCGTGCCTCGGCCTCTCGCAGCCGATTCGTGGCGTCGATTGCTTTTTCTTTTGCCTTGACTTCTTGCTCGATTAGGTCGTTTTTCTTAGTCTGAAACTGGTTCTCAATGTCAATTAGCTGCGTTTCCATCGTGTTGAAGAAGTCATACATCTTGCCCGCGCCGACAGCGCCAAACGATGCCTGTAGCAGGTCGGGCCAGTTCACGAGGCGCGAGTTGATTTCTTCTACCTTGTCAACGACTGGTTGAATTTGTCCGGGAATGCCGTTCCATGCCGCGCCCAACTCGCTTGTAGCAAGGCTACTTTGTCCGATAGCGCCAACTACAAGCGCCAGTTCCGCTTGTAGCGCGGTGATTTCTTGCTTCACCTTTTCAGGGTTTGTATTCGCCGCCGCCATTGCGCCCGCACCGTTGGCAAGTAGCATCTGCCGGTATGAGATTTGTTCTTGTAGTGATTTCTGTTGCGCCGAAAGGTTTGTCGGGTCCATGCTGCCAGCCAGCACGTTAAGCATACTGGTCAACGCAGACGCAGCCGTTCCCATCCAGGCACTGTCACCAACAACAACCTTCAGGTTAGCCCATGCCGCTGCCAACGCCTCCAGCCGGTCAACGTCATCATTTTCTATCCCGCCGGCCAGCTCGATCTGTTTGCCGCCCTCTACCAACACGCTATTGAGTAGCGCCTGTTTCTTCTCTGTTTCACTCAGTGCGCTGGCCGTCTTGCCAAGCGATTCCGCATATTTGGCATAGGTGTTCTCAGCGTCAATGACAATACCGAGGTTATCCAGGATCAGGGGAGATGCGCGGCCAATACCAGTAACGATGTCCGAAAACGCCTGCGCCGTACTCAGGCCCATTGCGCGGCCGCGGAAACGAGCGACCTCCATCAAGTCGCCCGTCTTTTCGGCGTCGGCCCCAAGCCCGAGCATCATGGCGCGGTTCGCCGACAGCGTGAGTGACATATCGTCAACGGTGCCGCTTGACGCTTGCCGCAACGCGGTCATAATCTTCTGGGCGCTGCCGCCGTACTGCTGGGCAAGTTGATCCATCGAGACAGAGAGCCGCTTGTGCTGCGCGTCCATACGGCCAAGTTCAACGTATGCAGCCGCCGCCATCTTCACGTAGTGTGAGCCAATGACTGCTACGCCAAGGCCAATGGCTTTTGTCAAGCCACTCATGCCCGTTTTCGTTTGCTGGAAGCCCTTTTCCATCCCGCTCGTATCAGCCCCGATACTCACGAAATAGGACGCTATCCGTTCGCCTAAGCCCATGCGCTCACCTGTACATCCATGCGTATGACTGCCATACCCTGTCCGTTTCCAGCACTTCCGATATTAGCTCGTCGGGCCATTCCGCTATTTCTTCGAGCTTGTATGACGTGTGTAATACATTATTCACCTGGCGCGTCGCCATGATTAGCTCGAAGTTGCCCGGCGGCGCGCCATCCCTACGAAACAGGTAGTCAACTAATTGACTTTCGAAACCTGTCTTTCGCTTTCGCGTACCTCTGCTGATAGAGAATGAAGGCGGCGTCCACGACGAACGCCATCAGTTGAGCGTCTTCCTCGTCGCCAAACACCGCCTCAATCGCCTCAGCACTGTCGACCATCGTGGTATTGCCGTCAACGGTCATGTCTCGCACGATCTGACAGATGGAATCCATGTAGGCGGCCTCAGCCTCTACCACCTCTGCCGCCGTCTGCGCGGCCTGAATGCGAGCGAATGACTCGAAGTGCTGATTACGCACACCCTTGGTCATGTTGACCCACACCGTCGCCGTGATGTTGGGGTAGCCCAACTCCTCACAACTGACGGTTTGATATACCTTCTTGTCCTCTTGCATTACTCCCCCCTATGCGGCTATGCCGTCACGCTATGCACCCACGAGCCAGACGCCAGATTCGTGACCGTGATCTCATACGGTACGACTTCCCGGATTGCCGGCGCGCTGGAACGCCGCGAGATGTAGGCCACGTGACAATATCGCCACTGTTTGCCGCTGCCCGTCGCGCCCTGCGGGAAGATGTCAATGCAGCCCGTGGTCAACGCATCGAATGCCGAGCCGGTGGGTTGCGCGTTGCTGACCCCGGCATCGTCCCATCCACTGATAGTGACGGTCAGGTCTTTGGCGTTGGGGATGTCATCAAGTCTCTGTTGCGTAGCGTCGCCGCCCGACGTGGTGTCCAGCTTGGGAATGTCGCCTGTGTCTTCCCAAGAGATGCGCGTCACGTTGGGAATGCTGACACTATTCCAACATGCCGCAATTGCCGATCCGGTAAATTCTGCCATTTGTCAATCTCCTAGATGCTCACTCTGATTGTGTAGGTGTAACCAGCCATCCGGTGCTGGTTGCCCGCGTCGCCGTTAATCATGCCCTCGCGCAGAAGGCCAGTACACGTGTGGCCGCCCGATAGACTGCCGGTCGCGTTGATTGCCGCCGGCCCCGTCAACGCCGCTCGAATCTTGCCGGCGTATGACCCCGCCAATCGATTGTCTACATAGTCGCCGGCCAGCTTGTAGACAACCTTCACATCGACACGCCATTCGTCACCCTCGCGATTGCCGCTGACCATCGGGGTTGAATCGTACACGTCGATAATTCCAAACGGTGGCACGGTTCCAGCAGGCGCCGCCTTGTTGTACCACGACACGCCCGCCACGGAGCCAGTAGCCAATGCCTTCCATAACGCATCCGGCAGGTAGATTTCTATCATTTGCCCAGTGTCCTTACCCACGTTTTGAGCGCACGTTCCAGCCGCGCGCCTTCCTGGTATAGCGCCCGTGTCATGTAATGGTGGCCAAACACATACGTTCCGGCACTGGTCACGTGGCCCTCTTCGACGTATCTGGCGTACTCTGTGTCGGGGTGTATGTCAGTTGATACGCGGCCCGGCATGACTTTGACCTGCTCTGTCTTGATGCTGTTTGCTAGCCGCCCCTCGTCTACTGGCACGATGCACTTAGCCGTTTTCTCTACGTCGAATCCGGATTTCTGCACCGCAGCGCGTAGCTGTCCGCCGCCTTGCGCCTCAGCTATCATCTTGTCAAGCTGCGCTGTGTCAATCTCTACCCTGACATTCGTGCCCTTGCTACTTGTGCGATTAATCATGCCCGCTCCAAGTCAACGACTATCAGTGCCTTGTGAGACTTCGCATCATCCGAGAATCGCACGTTATAGCGGGTAGAGTCTATCAGCACGTCACACGATGCGCTGATACACGCGCTATGCGGCAAGGCCAGCTTCCAGCCCGAGAACTCCGTCGCCTTGCCCGGCTCCATGCGCTCCTCAGTAGTCATGGGCCACAACGCGCCGGTGTAGGTCGTATAGGTACATCCACTTTGCACGACATTGCCGTAACTGGTTGATGTGGTGTAGTACAATACCGTGATCGTCTTGTCCATGCCCTTGTTGAACCACGACTGCATATAGTCCAGATAGCCTCTATTGACAATCATGTCAGCCCCTCGATCCACTTGCCAGCGTTCGCCTCGATGCTGAATTGCAGCACCGCGTCAACCCGCCGGCCTGTCGCCACCGTGCGGTATGTGTCGATATTGTCAATCATCTCGCACAACGCCGGCAGCCAATCGTCTGTCACCTGCAATGACCAATCGGTCAGGTCGGCGTATGGGTCGGACTTGCTCACAATGCACGGCACGCCGGCGCACGCGTATTCCACAACCTTTAGCCATGACCGCCGCCTGTCATACTCTGACCACAACGGCGCGAGGCCAATGTCGAATTGCGCCAGCAGCCGCGGCCACTCATCCTGCGGAACGCCTGGAACCCAAAACTTTTGGCGTGGCGGTATTTCGTGCAGCATGTCAAAGTTTGCCCGGTCATTGCCGCATACTGCCACCCTCACGAACGAATAGCACCGGCACGCTTCTACCAGAGCCGCCACCGCGCCACTGTACCGCCACGAATCGGCGTGCGACATTGAACCGCCCCAGCCGATAACGACTCCCTCGTGTGGTCGGCGCGCCACGTTCCGGTACCACTCAGCTCGCACGTAGTTAGGCAGCCATACCTTTTCCGGCGCGGCCCAATCATCCAGCAGTAGCTTTGACGGGGAGGTCAACCCGCTCGAAATGGACAGGCCATAGCGCAATTGCTCAATCGGCGACGGGTTGAACCCGTTGACGTTTTCAATCCAAAACCGCCGCGCCACGTTGGTCTCTGGTAGCATCTGATACGCATCGTCAAGGTCGATATAGACCGGCACGCCCAGGCCGCGCCACTTCTCCAGCGTTTTCAGGTTGTCACCAAACACGTTGCGCTGCAATACTACCGCGTCGGCCCCTTGCAGATTGGCCGACTGCCAGCCCAGCAGGTCCAGGACCTCCACGTCAACGCCAATGCGCCGCAGGCCATACGCGGGGTTGACGATGCGCCACTGGCTACAATTCCATTCACTGTCTGTGTCGGCGTGTACGAGTACTATCCGCATATCTCCCCCATGGTTGTGGCTTCTGGCGGGGGTGGCGCAGGCTCTTTATATCTCCACCACTAGACATCAACCGCCTGACCTCTCACGTGAACCATCTCCCAAGTGTGCGACGTGCTATGTCTCCACACGGGGGCAACTAACCATTCTTTTGCACCCTTCCAACATCCCCAGAAATCCTCATGGCAATACGGAACCGCATCGTCTACGGAAATCCAGTCATTGATTCTTTTTGCTTCTGAATAGCTAATCTCTATTGCCATTTATTCCCCCCAATAGCCGCATCCAGTCGTTGATATACCGCTCCGTGCTGAAGTGCGCCCGCGCCGCCTCTGCGCCGGCCAACCCCACGCGCCGCACCGTTGCCGGGTCTTTCAGCAGGCCCAATAGCGTCGATTCCAGTTCCGGCTCCTCTACGATGTAGCCCGTCTTGCCATGCTCGATATAGTTCTCGGTGTCGTGCCCTGGTAGGGACACAACGCACAGTCCCATGAGCATCGCCTCAGTGCGCGCTCCCGGCATAGGTGAGCGCCTTGTCGGGTTGACATAGATGGTGCCGCGCCCCAACACATGCCGGTATTCATCGAACGTCGCCGGCTTCTCTGCCAAGCCGATCCACGTGACAGGCACGGAGAACATGAGGCGCTCCAATATGTCGCAGCCGTTGTATTCGTGGTGAAACCCGCGCCAGCCGCCGACACACGTGACTATCTCGGGCTCACGATCTTTCGTGTTGACGGGCCATTCCCGCGCATCGTAGCCGTGGATGATAGGCGTTCCCCAGCCCCATTCACTAGCCGCCTGCGCGCTGTTCGTCACCATGTGGCAACCGTCTAGCCAGTCTCGCATCATGTACACGTCAATGTAATTCTCTGGCGCGCCGTGGTTGATAACGATGATTGGCTCCTTGACAACGGAGCGCAATTCCCGAAACTGCGGGGCCATGCTCTGATAGCGCCAGCACACTTCGTCAACATGCAATATCACCGCGTCGTATTGCCCCGGCTCGTAGCGATCCACGATGCGGTTGTGAGGGTATGGCCTGCTGTGTTCGTTCCAACGCGGCCAGCCATCATGCCAGATGTAGTCACGCTCTACCGGCAACACGTCCAGCCGGCGCGCGTGGGCCTCGTGCCAGAAGTGGTCAAGGAGTTTCATCGTTCCCCCCTCAGCACTTCCGGGTGCTTGCTTGCCATGCGCCGCCATGCCCGGTCTGCGCGCTCCTGTTTCTCTGACGTGCGCGGTACGTCTGGATGGTATATCAACGCATCGGGACAATAGGCCATCCCGTACCCCGCCTGAAACCAACGGATGCCCAGCTCGATGTCTTCCCAGCCGTACTCGTTCGGTTGTGCGAAGTCCTCATCGAACCCGCCCACATCCATGAACGCGCTGCGCCTGAATGACAGGTTATTCGAAATGAAGTTGCCCCACGACAGGCGGTCGGTGTTCTCTCGCCGCGCCTTGTCACTCAGTAGCCCGATAGGTATGTGCCGTTGCAGGTTGTGGTATGTCGGGTCACGCTGCCCCAACACCGCAAACTCTTTGCCCGGATGTGTTTTGCCCAGGCTGCCATGTACCCATTCGTGGACTTCCAGTAGGTGCTTGTGCGGTAGGCTGTCATCGTCCAGCAGTAGCATGATGTCAGACGTGGCGGCCTCGATACCCTTGTTGCGTGCCACCGACACGCCGTTAGTTCCGGGTTGCACGCCGCTACACACGATGCCGCCATTCGGTATCATGTCTACCACTTCCGCAAACGGCGATTGATAGACGCCCGTATCATCGCAGATAATGATTTCGTCTGCCGGCCGCGTCTGCTCTGACAGGAGCTGCAATATCGCTCGCATTCGCCACGGGCGCGGGTAGCCGGCGGCTATAATGACACTAATCGTAACGTTGTTCTCCATCGTCCCCCCTCCGTGCGAATATGTGGCCACGGCCCCACAGTTCGTCGTTGATGTATTCGTGCGACTCCATGCCCTGCCTGTCCATGATGTAGCCCTGGTTGCGCAAGTAGTCGGCCAGCCTTATCGAGGCGTCTCTGCTGCCATGCCACTCGCACACGATACGCTTGATGTTGCGTAGCCTGAACGGGTGCAATGAGTAGAGAATGTCGTACTCTGCGCCCTCACAGTCCAGCTTCAGAAAGTCGCATTTACCGCCGGCAATCTCCAGCGCCTCAGCCAGCGTAATACAATCGACCTCTACCGATTCGCCGCCATCATTCCAGTACATCGAATAGTTGCCTGTGTTGCCCGGCGTCTTCTCCCACTTGTAGAGCGTGCGCTTGCCCGGCTTACCCTGTACGCCGTTCCGCATGGCAATCACGTCTAGCCCCTTGACGTTCTGCACAAGCATCGAATGGTTTTCTGGTTCCGGCTCGAATGCGTAGACGGTTGCGCCCTTGCTTGCGGCCCACGTAGCGAACGCCCCGATGTGGGCGCCAATGTCAATCACCATGTGGGCCGGCTCGATGTCGTAATGTGGTAGCCAGTACTCTTTCCGGTTCCATATCTCGTCGATTATCTGTTCGTCATGCGTTCCCGCTCGGTACACTGTCGGTTTCAAGCTTCCCCCCTAGCAATGCCATCAATTCGTCTACATACGTTCCCCACGTCCTACGATGCGCCCGTTCGCCAATCATCCACCTGTCGGCGTTCGCTAAATCGTACTTGTGCCTCACATGTCTGAGTATCTCTTCCAACTGCTCGGCGTTCTGGTACCAGTAGGCGCTCCCTGGCGCAACGGCAAACTCTACCGCGAATGATGTCGGCGGACAGATGATAGGCACGCCACACGCCAGCGCATCCAGCACGCCTAACGTGGTATCACGCCCGGGATGCCACAAGTAGTCCAGCGTCGGCACGATGTCATGGTTAATCTGGTAGTCGGCCTCGTAATCGCCGGTACCTGGGTAGCAGATGCCGTCTACGCCGTACCCCTCAAGCTCCTTGATAACCGGCTCCCAGCCAGCGCCGATCACGTGTAGCTGCACGTAGTCAAGCGCCTTACGCCGGGCCATCTCTATGATGTCCCATTCACGCCGACGACCGTCTCCGTAGTATCGGCACGTGATACCGATGCGTAATGGACGCGGCCGCCAATCGCTGTCACATGCCGGCAGAATGGTGGTCATCTTGTCCGGTAGAGCGCCATGCTCGATTAGCCGCTCCCGCTCCCACTTGCTCATTGTCGTGGTGTGGTCGGCCTCGTTGATGAGGTATGTGGCGAGTAGCCCCTGCCCCTCGTTGATATGGGTGAAAAACAGCATGTCGTATTTCGTGCGCGGCCTATCCAGCTTATGCCAGTAGTACCAGTTGAAGTACCAGTTGACGTCGGCCTCGGCGTCAGGCTCCTTGCCGATTGTCACATTGCCATGCGCCGCTATGCTCTTGGCTATCTTGTCGAATATCCACGTCTTGTCCGGCGATACGATGTTTATGCGCATAGCCGCCCCCACAACGCTTCCAACTCTGCCACGAATGCGGGCCACGTGCGCGCTCGCGCCTTTTCGCCTATGGCCCGGTGCTTCTGCATGATGCCGCGTAGGATTGCCTCTAGCTCGTCTACCGTGTCAAACCAGTGCGCCGAACCTGGCTCTGTGGCGAAGTCCAACGAGTACCCCCCCCGCCGGTGTATCAACGGGACGCCCGTTGCCAGCGCGTCAATTGCGCCGATGGTGTCATTTGTCGCCGTGTGAATTACGTAGTCAATGTATTGCATGTGCTTGTGATGCTCTGCGTAGTCTGCGATGAAGTCGCCCGTCTGCGGGATGCTTGCCGCATGTACGCCCAGTGCGGCAATGTCCATCAGGAACCGCTCCCATTCCGGCCCCATCGCCACCAACAGGAACCCGTCCAGCGCGCCGCGCCTGGCACATTCCATCAGCATCCATTCGTCACGCCGGCCGTCGGGATACCATCGGCACGGCATAGCCAACCGGATAGGGCGCGGCTGCCAGTCGGCGTCAATCGGCTGCAATGTGAGTGTCAACTTATCCGCCGGCACGCCCAGGTTGATAGCCCGCTCCATTGCGTAGGTGCTGATAACGGTAGAGTGGTCGGCGCGCCCAAGCGTGTCCAGTACCAGCGATTCCTCTCCCTTGTTAAGGTGCGTATAGTACAACAGGTCGATACCCGGTTGCTTGTCGTAGAACGTGAATACATGCCAGTTGAAGTAGTAGTTTATGTCTGCCGCCGGATCTGGCATATCGCCAATGGTCGCGCTTGATAGTTCGTGTATCCGCCATGCCAGTTTGTCCAGAATCCAGCCCGTAGGCGGTGCTACCAGATGGACGTGCATTATTCCCCCCAGTCTGCCTAACTCCCTGCTACGATGTCGTGTGAGTACCCGTCCTTGCGGGTCATGGCAATTGTCGCCGCGCCACCGCTCGCGGTTCGGCGTAGTTCCCGCGCTGCCTCCCGGCATTCAGACGCGTTCATGGTGATATTCAGTCCGCCTTGCGCGAACGATACCGGGTTCCTGGCGATCTTCATCGCCAGCGTTTCCATTGCCCGCGCCGCGGCAAGGCGCACCGCCGTTTCCTCAGTCAGGAAATAGTCGATTTCGTCGTCGGCAAACACGCTGCCGCTTGACGTTACGTCGCCTATCTCCAGCCGCACCTTGCCGCGGTCGGTTGTGATGTCATAGGTGAACGCCATTATGGTCGCTCCCTGTTCTCCAGGTACACCGCAAACGCGCACGCCGATGCGGTTGACGCTGATTGCGTAGCCGTCACGCGCTTATACGGGAAGTAGTCAGTACCAGCGACGTGGCGCCCCGATCCAGTTGTCCCGCCGGCGCACGCCGTTGTCGTGCTGATAAGCCATTGCGGGGAGAAACTGTCAGTGAATGCGCCGTACAAGTTCACCACGACTGATACATCGGTGTTGCCCCAAATGGCAAGCGTGTACTGGTACGGCGATACGCTCGCAACGATATCACTCGTACACCCGCTAGTGCCATCGGTCGGCAAACTGCAACTCAAGATTTGTGGCATGTTCTAGTCCTTCACTGAAAGGGGCGGCGCGTGCACGACGCCGCCCCAGTTTGATTTACATCGTCTGCGAGGTCAACGCATTGAGCAGGAGCCACACAGAACCACTTGCCGCCGATGCGCTCACGTTCATGTACAACGCAGCGTTCGCCACGTCCGAGCCAGCCGTTCCGGTTACGGCATAGCGCGAGTAGAGCGAACCCCGCCGCGCATTGTGAGTGGGCGCAGCCGTGCCAGAGCTGAACGTCACAGACCCCAGTGTGGTCACACTTCCCGATGACGTCACGGTTCCAGTCACCGTGACGTTGCCCGTGAACACACCGTTGACGCCTTCGACATCGTAGGTCGCAATCAGATCAGAGCCGGCGGTGATGCTGTCGTAACTGGTAGTACCAGACATAGTATCACCCCCTTAACTCGGATTCGATGCCACAAGCCACCGCCAGTCGGTGAACCCGCAGCCGTAGCGCTCATAGGCGCGCCAGCGTGCAACCAACGTATCGAAGTCGTCGGCGTCACGCGCAAACTCCAGGCCGACACGCGTGAACCAGTGCAGGTGCCGCTTCATAGACCGGCTGTCAATCATGAACCACATATTGCTGTCAGTCAGGTTGTGATTGACCAACACCTTCCAGCGCCCCGCCTCAGCGTTGACCGTATTCGAGAACTCATACGGATTCATCGGGGAACCGACAACTTCCGTAGCGGTCTTCTGTAGCTCGGGCGGAACCATGATGGTGTCAGGCCGGATGTAGAGCAGGTTGCCGCGGTCGTCACGGAAGTTCATCATTTGCTGCCGGATGGTGTCTAGTGCGCTCACGCTCAGGGCGCTCGTGGCGTAGTTGTCCACGGCAGTCGTGTCGCCCGTGGCGAACGTGTGCGAGTCAGAACAAAGCGCCACCCCATCGCCGCCTGCGATGCTGACGGTGAAGCCGTCTTCCGTGTAGGTCGTGGCGGTGCAATTGTTGAACACCACCGCGGCGCGCGCCTGCTTCGTGCGATAGGACGCCAGCGCCAACTCACGGGGATAGGCCTCGAGCAGCGTGCCGGTCTTGTCGTCGTCGGCCATCTGCCGCGTGATGTAGAAGCCCCCGGCGTATTCCGGGAACTCGAACGCCACATCGTACCCCTGGCGCAGTTCGTCGTATTGAACCTTGCCAGTGGCGTCCAGCCGCTTGAGCTTCCCGGCTGCACCCACCTGAGAGAAGCGCACGTCATGCTCGTCAACCTTCATCGGGTTGAACAGAATCGAAATCCAGTCCTCGGCTTCCGCGTATTCCTGGTAGTCATGCCAGAAGATTTGTTTGAAACGCGGATCGAGGAGATCAGCAAAACCAGAAGTAGTAGCCATGTTTTATCTCCTTTAGGTGATCCGCGAGCCGGCGGTCTTCAGCCGGGTGAGAGCGTGCAGCTCGGAATGGATACGCACAAGCGTCTCCTCGTAACTGGCGCTGTTGGCCACAACTTGCAGGATGCCGTCTTGGCTGGCAGCGGGCGCAACAACCGCCCCGCCAGTGGAGTCAATCGTCAAGGTATCGCCGTTGTAGCGTGCCGTGGCGTCGGTGACTCCGTAGACTGCATCAGGGTCAGTGATAACGTATACATAGCTACCACTGGATTCAGCCTGCGTACCAGTGGCGACACCCCACATTGCCGTGGTGCCGGCCGCACTGGTTGCGACTGCGATAGTGCCGGCGGTAGACGCTGCAACCATGTCGCCGATGTCTACTGATTCACCATCTTTCAGCATCATCGAGCGAATGGTCGGCGCACCTCCACCGATCTTGTATCGGAACGAAAAGCTCATGTTAACCTCCGGTTTGTTTACCGGCGGCGCGGTGTGGCGTATTTCGCCAGTTCCTCCAGGTTCCATCCACGGCGCTGATATTCTGCAACCTGCTCCGAGGTGAAAACCTCCTCCCATAGAGGCCTTTGTTTCTTCGTCGCCGGTAGTGTCCCTGCGCCTATGTCTGGCGCGGGCTTGCGTTGTTCCGTGGCAATGAGCGGTAACAGAGCTTGCGCATCGGCCTCGATCTCTTCGGGCGTCTCACCCTGGAGCCGCGCGGCCAGCGCGTCCGGTAGGCCGTGATTCAGTCCGATAATGCGCCGTGCTGCTTCCAGTTCCACGCGCTTGCGCTCGGCCTTCTCAGTAGCCAACTCCTGCTCTCGCTTCTCTGCCAGTTCCTTCCATTTGCCTTCTTCGGCCAGCCGCACCTTCTCGCGTTCTTGTTCGGCTTTCTCGATTGCGGCTAGTCGTTTCTCAAGCTTGGTTGCCTCTTTGTCCCGCTCTCTCAGCTTGGCAATGAGCGCCTTTGCGCGCTCTGGCTCCCACTCGTCTTGTGTAGCCGTCTCGACTACGTTCTCTTCGGGCATCTCGCCGTCCATGTCATTTCTCCATTCCGGCATCTCGCCGGTTTTATCGCAACAAAAAACCCGCCTTTCGGCGGGCCTTGTGGCCTCTACTCTTTATTCGTCTCATTCCTGCGGGTTACGCACTTTCTGCACCCGCAGAATGGACAGTCACGCCACCCTACCCAATCTGGCCGAAAGTTGTATCGCTTCTGCCAGTCGCACCGGGAGCATGTGAGAACGTATGATACGCTATTGGTCATTCCATAACTTCCCCTTCGGCTTCACCGTCCAGCTATTGCCCCATGCGCCCGACTCATTCAACGTCGGCACGTCATCCCAGCCAAACTTGCCGGCCTTCCAAGCATCGTAGCCACCCTTGCCGAACTCACGGTCGAAATACGCGCGCTGTTGCGCTTCGGGCAGCCCCTCGATGTACTGCCGGCCCGTGGGGATGTCGCCAATGTCATACGGCCCGACCGTGCCCTCCGGTACGTCAACGCCCAGTATGTCACTATAAGATGCCGTCTCAGGAAGCATCGCACATTTTCCATTCGGGTGATCCGCCATGGCCGGAATCGACCCGTCTGCATTGCGTGGGTAAAACGTCCCATCAAGAGCGATACACGCCGCGCAGGTAGTCAGCATGTTGGCCGACTTCCTAACCCATCCCTTGACGATATGCGGGTTTGCCTCGTATGACCGCCGGCCCGCCTCTCTGCTGGCGCGTATCGTTTCAGTGCGCGCCCATGTCAACGCATTTCCCAGCAAGCCAGAATCCAACGTACTCCGTAGCTTCCGCACTATCTTCGTTGGGTGCCAGCCCAGCGCGAGGCCCTGCTGCAATGTCTGATTCACGGTCGGGGCCAACTCGGAACCAAACCGTTCCACCATTGCCGGCATCAGTGGCGATCCATCGCCCGCAAAGCCGACCATCGCTTCCAACGCATCGAATGGTATCCGATTCCATTGTGTCATTAACTCCGCTGCCAGCTCTGGCGTCTTGCGCTGCGCTGCCACGTCGGTCAGCCTGTACGACTCTTCCAGCGCCAGGTTGATTGCCGCTGTCTGCTCGTTGGCTATCACTTGCGCCACGTATTGAGCATATCGCTCTTGCTCTGCGAATAGTTGACGCTGCAAGTCCTTGTACCGCTGTAGTCGGATTGTGCGGCCCCAGGTCAAGCCCTTCTCGGTCGCCTCTCGCAGTAGCAATTCGTACTCGGTGATTAGCTGGCGTTCTATCTGGATGTACGCATCTGACATTGACGCGAACGCCGACGCCTCACGCGCTTCTAGCATCGCCTTGAATTGCTCAGAAACTCGGATGATGTCGGGTTGCGCCATACGCCACCTAATTGGTTATCTAACTTCACCAAACGATTTATGCACCACCACAAACGGGTCTCCCCCAGATGGGCCACCCCACTCTATTCCGTACTGAATACCATCTACAGAACAAATCGGCACACCAAACGCTGAACTCACATTGTCTATTGTAGTGTGTGCAAGTATGCGCGCCCTATGATTAGCATGCCAATCTTGTACCAGGTCTTGTTTGGTATATACCTTGCCAGATTCCCCCCGATATGCCCTGGGCTCAGAACTACCAAATAGATTATTCAAGAACCCCATCAAACCACCCCCCATATTTACGCATTATTGGTATCTCCAATCCTACGCGCCACCGCCGGCGCACCTGGGGGCACGGGCACCTGTTCCATGCGCCGCCGCGCCTCGGCCGCAAACGCCGCGCCGATGTTGGCCTGCGCTACCTGCTCCTCAGCCTTCTCACGTTTCATGCGCTCGATTTCGGTGTCATCGTAGCCCATCAAGCGCAGCGCCTCAGCCTCGTACCCGTTTTCAACCAGGAACCGCGCCCGTGCGATTTCGCCTTCCATCGTCTGCGTTTCGGGGTCGTTCCAGAGACACGTTATCAACGCACCCTCTGGTATGTCAATCCCGCCACCAAATGCGTTTTGCAGCGTGATACACATATGCATCACGTCTTCCCACGCATTGCCGAACCCGACTTGCCGGTCGCGTATCTTCGCCACAAGACCAGACTCTGCCGTCTTCATCGCTTCGCCGCTTGGCATTTGGCCAGTCTGGTAGAACATGTATTGTGGCGTCCGGGTAATGGATGCGATCCATTTGATATTGGCGTCAATCGTTTCGATGAAGTGCGACTGCGCGTTGGGCTCGATGCGCCCGAATTGCGTTTCAGGGTCGGCGGCCCACAGGAGCGCGCCAGGAAAGATGTAGCCATCGGGCCGCTCCCCACCGGTCTGCCAGAAGACGCCGAAGGCTTCGTAGTCGGCCTGTTGCAGCATGTCAATCAGTAGTTTGTTGATTGCGTTCTGGACGGGGATAACGGACTTCAACTCACTGATTCCGTGCGTGTAACCCACATCGCAATTCTTGAAGTGAAACACCGGGACGCCTAGCCCCTTGCCGTCCTTGCCAACCCACCGGATAACGCCGTCTCCGCCGCTCTCAGTCCATCGCTGCCACATGGCGTCGTTGCTGTCTTGCGTCGAGTACCACATCTCGATATGGTCATCGAAATACAGGTTGATGCGCTGGATGGTGTTGACGCGCCCACTTTCGTCGAACGTGTCCTCTTTCCAGCGCTTTGACGCACAGTAGACATTGCCGCCTTCGGCGTAGTGGACTTTGACGCCTTGCCCGTTGTTGGAATTGCCACCGTAGGACGTGAACGCCGGCTGATAGTTGATGCGCGGCCGCATGTGTTCTTCGTCCCAATCTACAATGGCATACGATTCCCCGTCCCTGAACGCCGACTTGTAGACCATGCGCTGCAACCCGTCGCATCGGTTGTCAGTCCACCACTCGTTCAGTACCTCGCCCCATTCGTCCTCTGGCGACTGTTCGTCATCGGCCCCCGCAGTGTCTTCGCCGGCCTGCAACGACGGCGGCATGGACACACGAAACCCACTCACGGCCATGCGGTCTGACGGCGTATCGACTACCACAGGGCACAGGTTCAGGCAGAAGCGCAATTCCCGCCCGTGGTGTTCCAGGTACTCCTCAGCGCGCTCTGTCAGGTAGGACTGCTGGTCGCCGTCGTAGTAGTCACGGAACGCGGCAATGTTGTCCTGCCGCGCACGCTCCTGCTCGAAAAGCCACTGAATATATGCTTGACTTGCGAGATTCATATTATCTCCGTCTTGGTCGTGGACTTCTCGATCAGCATCAGGTTCGCGCCGGACACGGCGTCTACCATGTCATCGTGCCGCCCGTAGGGGAAGTCACACAGTTCATTGAGAAACGCCGCATTCCATTCCCCCCGTTTCAGCACCACTTTGCCTGCCTCAGCACGCGCCGCCCACGGTGACGCCCTGACTTCCTTGCTGTCACCGCCGCGGATCGGAACCTTCACCCACTTGACACCCAGGCTCGACGGCGTGGTCATTATGTCCTGGTACAACGCCGTCTGCATACCCACAACTTCGATGCCCTGCGGCACACGCGGCCCGTCCTGTTGCGCCGTCGCCACAATAACTTTGCGCGCATCGGGCCACTCGGCCTGTAGCCGCACAATGTCCAGGACGTACAAGTTGCCGTCCATGTCAACGCCCACCAGCGCGCCGGCGGTATAGTCGCCGCCCGTTGTGGCTGCCAGGTCCCAGTATCGCACGACCGCTTTCAGGTTGCCGGGCTGCGCGTCCACGTACTTGCTGAACCATGCCCGCTTGAACAGCGAACCCTCCGGCGGCGTCGGTCGGCCCTGGTAGAGAGCCTCGAATTGACGCGCCCCGATGGACGCCCGTATCTGTTCCAGCGCGTCTGTGTCGTACATCTCGGGCCACAACGCCACGCCGTCAGCGTCAATCGCCGGCAAGTGCAGCACTTCCCATTGGTCGGCCTTCGGGTCGGCTTGCGCCTGTTCTAGTAGGCGCCCGGCGAGGTCATCTTGGTGCCAGCGGGTCATGATCAAAACTATGGCGCCGCCGGGGTGCAGCCTCGTGCGCGCTGTCGTGATGTACCAGTTCCAGACGTTTTGACGGTAGGTCTCCGACTCGGCTTCTTCGGAGTTCTTCACAGGATCATCTATCAGCAGCAGGTCGGCGCCTTCACCCGTGATAGGCCCGCCCACGCCGGCCGCAATGTACGACGCTCGCTTGTTGCGCTTGCCAGCTATGCGCCAGCGTGACACCGCCGCGCTATTCGAGTCCAGCTTTGCATCGAATACACCGGCATATAGCTCTGACATAATGGTGTCGCGGATCGCCTTCGAGAACGTGTGCGCCAGGTCCGCCGAATACGAACATCCGATAACTTGCTTTTGCGGGTTGCGCCCCAGGTACCACGCCGGGAACCGGATGGACGCTATTTCGCTCTTCCCGTGACGTGGTGGCATGAATACCATCAGTCGGTCAATCTCGCCCCGCTCTACCGCGTGCAGCTTCTCCGCTATCCGTTCGTGATGCCAACCGACGCGGTAGTCTGGGTATGTGTGTGTGCAAAACCTAATCAGGCTCCGGCGCGCCCTCTCCGATTGTATCTTCTGCAAACCTTGAGGCGATGTGACTAAGTAAGTCCAGTTCTTCATCTGTGAGCTTTGACAAATCGTCACCTAATTTCACCTCAATTGCCGCGCCCCCCACACCGCTCAATTCTGTTCGCGCCGGCGCGTCCAACCCGTACAGTTTCCGCTCATCTTCCAGCGCCCGCAATACCAGGTCATACCGCTTGGCCGCCCACGCGGCGCGACGCGCCTCCCGCAGCTCCGCGAGGATGTTGGCTTTTAGCTCATCCGTGCTGGCGCGGGCCGCCTTCTGCCATTCTTCACCAAGCGCCGTCAAGTCGTTTTGGATGACGCCGCGCGACCACGGCTTGCTGCCCTTCTCGTTGACGATGCCGCGTTCTGCCAGCGCCTCCTCGATTTCGCGCACAGTGAGCCCGCGCAAACGCAGCGCCGCGACCGCACGCCGGCGGTGGTCTATGATTGCGGACTGACTGCGGTTCATTGGCATTTCGGGTTATCCTTGTGATTCAGGAGCGGACAGGTCGGACTTGCACCGCCAGTCTTCCGGTTGGTCACCGGACGCGTTATCTATTTCGCCTTGCCCGCTTATACCACGATACATCGAAGCCCCTCGCCGCTCAATCTCGCTAAATGGCAATATGGGCACGGTCAATCGTTGCCGATACTCTGGGGCAAGGAAATAGATATAGCGCAGTTGAAAGCCGCGCAGTGGCCTAGCCCCGGCTGCAATAAACGGCCGCATACTTGCCCCACCAGTCTCGGTTATCGCCTTACCTTTCGTGACAGTGACTCGACTAAGCAGTCGCGCTCTCTCTGGCCGACGCGTATCCGTGGCAACTAGTCGAGTTGTTGTTTCTCCATTCGGCATAACCCATATCTGGTCATTCTGCTTGATACCCGTCAGCACGAACCCACTGGCCCGATAGATCGTGCCGTCCCCGCACTGCGTGGCGTCAGCGAAGCTAATAACCCACCTCAGATGTGGCGCATGTTTCCGCAACATCTTCATAGCCATTGCGATGGCCCTGCTCTCACTGTTGCGCGGCAAGGTATCTGTAAATGCAAGCCGGTTAAGTTCAATAAACTCATTCCAGCCCGTACCTTCCACAAGTCCCATTATCTTACGCTTGTCTAGACTTGGCCCAAACTGCATAGCCCCTTCCAGCTTGCCAAGATAGAACACGCCGATATGAATCTGGCTATTATTCACAACCTTACCAGAATAGTGAACACGTCGCACAAGGGCATTGGCCTCCCGCGCACTTATAGGCCGCAGCAGAATATCCTTAGCTTTGCCCATAGTCAGTCACAAATACCTCGCATACCCGCGCCAGAGCATTCCCGTTGCTATTCTCGTTCGGACTGTCAAAGTCGCCCATGCCCTTAGCAATACTCAGTGCTTGCTTAATCTGGTCTACCTGTTCATCATGCAGGGTGAAGGTCATCTGCTGGAATGGCGCTTTGTCACCATCTGGCAACCCCCCCATAGCATCGGCCCATACGCCATCATCTGGTATGGTAGACAACAGGGTATCAAGCTCATCCCCAGTAAACAGCCCCTCCAGCGCCCCGTCATCTTCCAGGGCAATAGCGGCGATCACTTCGGCGTCCCAGTCTGCGAGTTCCGATGCGCGATTGTCGTACAGCGCCAGCTTCGTCTTTTGCGCCTCAGTCAACCCCGACCGCCGCACGGCGATAATCGTCTTGCCGTCTGCCTCGACCACCTGCACGTTCTCAATGCCGGCAATCGCGGCCGCTTCGATGGTGGCATTGCCAGCCAGCACGCGCCCGTTTTCGTCAATGACAATCGACCGCGCCGCGCCGACTTCGCGCAATGCTTTCTCTACCATGCCGACGTTGCGCTCGTTGTGCTTGCGCGCATTCCGCGGGTCTGGCGTCAAGTCCCCCAGGTGCTTAATCATGCCGCTCCATTCTCACGTGACACGTGCGCGCCGGCGATACCTCCGCCGGTTCGCCGCAACACACTACCACCGGCGCGGGGTAGCCCGAAGCCACAATCTCGCGGCCGCACTTGCCGCAACGGTAGGCATATAGCGGCACAATTCGCTCCGAGTACAGTTTCTCGATATAGCGCCAGCGGTATAACACCTCACGGCTATCTGCATTCTCGTAGCCGCGCACCATAGCCGACAGGGAGTCAATCACTCAATAACCAGCGTTGATCTGCTAATGTCAATCACGCTAGACAGCATATTAGCTGTCTCCCTTGCTACGCGCTCATATCGCGCTGGAACTACAATATACGGCGCGCCTTCCCTGAGTTGTCTAGCAACCCATAACGCAAATCCTCTCACTTGTCACACCTCCAGTGATGCACTATCGGGAACCAGATGCGCCGCGCATCGGCCCCGCAGAATGAACACTGTGCTTTGGGCGCCCACTTGCCGACGATCCGAAATTCATGCCCGCACTCAGGGCAACGGTACTCGTACACCATCAGTCAGTCGCTCCCCCGTCAAACACGCCGCACATCTGGCGAAACTCGGCCATGTCTTCCTCTGGCGCAAACACAACAGACATACCATCCGGGACTTCGATGTACACCTTGCCGGCGTATTCGATTATGCCGTCCTGGATGTCAACCAGTGCTATCACACCCACCCTCACCCGCCAGCGATTCGCCGGCGCACCTTTGAGTCATGCAGCGGTTTGCCCCGCGCTGGCTGCCGGCGACCTTGCGATCCATGCCACGATTTCGACGTAACCGGCCCAACAGAAAAGCGCCGCCAGTGGCGACGCTCGAATGTCCTTCCGTGCCGGTGGTCAGCCGGCACGGGGTCAGGAGGAGAGAAGAAGATGCGGGCGCATAAAGGCCCACGAACTCACGATAACAACATAACACACTTTTGCCCTTTTGTCTGTCGAAAGCGGAAATTCCGGAAATTCCGGAAACGCTACACATCAAAGATGCGCGCCTTCATGCGATCAATGCCCTTGTCAATGTATGACCGCACAGTCCGATCCGACTTGCCAATGATGCGCCCTATCTCCGCGTGGCCGTACTTTGACGGGCCATAGGCCAGTCGTATAACCGCTTCCTCTTCCACTGGCAATCGCTCCAGGGCCAGCACTATCTCAGAACGTGAGACCATCTCATCGGTCATGCAGCGCCCTGTGCTGTCTGGCTCCCGTGTGGTCAGCTTCATCGGCAATGGCGCGTCGTCTGTATTGAGCACTTGACATAGCCAGAATACCAACAGAGAGCGCTTATCTGCTTCCGCAAGTGCGACAGATCCGATTACTGGCATACTCTACCCTCCGTTGCGCCGGTGTTGACTGCGACGAATGTGCGCATTAGTCCCCCAACGCCGCATAGGTTACGGTAACGCTCTGCACGGACGGGGCCATGTACCCGACATCCGCCGGCCTCGTGTCAGGCACAATCCACGCCCACACGTGGCGGGTTTCGAGGTCGCCGAATATTGCCTCAAATGTGCGCTCTGGAATGTCGACCACAATGGGCCACGCGTCTGGATGCGCAACGCTATCGGAGGCCGGCACAAAGTAACGCGAGTAGCTACTCCGATAGAACTTACCAGCGTTGTACAACCAGCCGGTATCATCCACTCGCAGCGTTGCCATGTGTCCGTCATCCGACACAATCAACAGCGTCTTGCCCCGCAGGAGCTCCCATTCGGAGTCATCCACGGAGCAGATCGGCGCATTCAGCACAAACGCATTCCCGCCCCGCGTGTAGGGACCTGGCCCGTTGTAGTAGGTCGCGAGGCCGTCAAGCACCGGCTCTCCCAACATCGAAACGAGTATAGACAGTGTAATCATAGCTCATATCCCTCCGCATCTTCGCCGCCCCACGTCAGCAGCGACCATACCAGCATGATGGCACTCAGTGGCCATAGCGCACACGCAACGGCAATAATCGGGCTGTCATTGTCCAGTAGATGACTCAGTAACAGGTAGCCCACGGCCGCAATCGCCACATATACACCACAAATCCAGATCATGGTATCAATCTCCTTGTCTCTGGTATCTCCACGGTCACACCAAGCGCTGCCGCCACCGCCCGAATGTCACACCGCTTGTCAATCCACGCGTCCACATACGGTGAGTTGCGGTACTCGTTCACCTGATACACACAGTCCACAGTTTCAACCCACGCGCAGTCGTCACACCACACCCGCAGGATGTTGCCGTGCATCTCCTCGACGAGGATGCCTGTTCGGCGCGGCTCATTGCCCCATCCCGGCTGCTGGCATATGCCGTCTTCGCAGCATCGCGAGTACACCGCGAGTAGTTTGTCGTAGTCGTGAAACAACTCATCGTAGTCGTCCTGGATGGTGTTTCTTTGACTCGATGCGACCACAACGCCAACAAACATCATAAACCCCAAAGCCGTTAGCCATATGAACACAAGCGAATTATCCCTCTTCATCCCCGTATCTCCCTCCGCCCCATTGAAAACAACTCAGCATCTGGTATCCCGACCTGCACATCAAACGCGGTGGCGATTGCCCTGACAGCCGCGTCAAATCCCGCTCGGTACATGCGCGCCGGCTCACCCGGCACCGCAGCCAGTACCTCGGCGTTTGCGTTGTTGATTGCCTCAAGTATCGCCCGGATGTCACGGCGATAATATATCTGAGTCTGTACCGGCGGTAGTGTCATCGTGCATCCCTCTCATCCTGAAACACTGCCAACACATCCCCAGTCTTCTCTATGGTGCCGCGCAATAAACATATGCGGAAGTCAATGTCTAGTATCCGCATGGTTATATCCCTTTCTTCAATCGGCTTGATATTCATCAAGTATTGCCCACCACCCTGAATGAGATTCGCAATCTGGATTCCCAGTTCTCTATACATGTGTTCTTCCAGTTGTTGATGTGGAAACTCAATTCCAGGTGGCAAGTTTGCCTCTACCGCAATTCGCTTTATCTCACCGATTTCGAAAGCTATTTCTTCTGGCATCGCGCATCTCCTCTCTGTATGCCCTGTGTTGTGGTGTGTTGTGTCCTGTGTAGGCACGTGTGATTTCACCCTACATCATGGCATGAGTGGGTTAGTGGCCCTCGTTCATCGCCTCGATAATCGTCTCTGCATCGGCGGTCAGCACCCACCCGGCTTTCGGGTTGCGCCTATCACGCCACTCGGCCCACTCCGCACCCATGAGCGCATTGCGGTACTCGGTATAGCGCGGCTCCCTCGCCTGCCAGTACCGCGCCGATGTGTCGGTCTCACATGATCTGACGAACGCCGCGAATCGATCTTCCTCTTCTTTGCGCCGGTCGGCCTCGCGCGCATCCTTGCCGATATATGGACTCAGCAATACCGGCTGGTGCGGCTCTGGCAACGCCGGCATCGCCATTGGCTCGGGCGCCGGCTCACCTGGCATCTTCCGCACATCCTCGCTGGCCCACACCATACGGTCAATGCCCGCGGCGCGCCACAAGAACCCCACGACCGCAAACGTCGCCACGAAAATAGCAAACGGCATCCAGAAGTAGCCGGTCAGCATGTCGAATACCATGCCAAACACCGCCCCGAGCCACACGCCCATGTACAACCCTGTCAGCGCCGGCACCACGAAATCAGACCTGACCGTCTGCGCCCGCGTCGGGATGCGCCGGCGTGACACGATTTCACCGGCTGCCGGCGCGGTGGCGTGGTAGCTTCGCCGGCGCGTCATTTCCGGCGCATCCGCGAGAACACAACCAACGCCGCCATTGCGCCCAACGCCGAAAACACGAACACGGTCAGCGCCAGTTGCAGATCACTGGCCGCCGCCATGTCAGCATTGAGTGTCAGACTGTCAACGCCACGCGGGTTGTAGTCGCCGCCTTCGAGAAGGGCGTTGCCTACGCAGCCGGTGAGCGCCAGGGCCACAAGTAGCAGGGGGAGTATGCGTTTCATCGTTTCCCCTCTTCCCGCGGCGCTCTCCATACGTGGCTGCACTTCCAACAGGACAGCCACTTGATGCCATACTCGATCCACCAGTGTGTGTATTTCCAACCGCACTTAGGACACGTCATCGGCTTGCCTCACTTTCAGATACGCGCGACAGATGGCGGTGCAGAAGTCACCGTCAGACAATATCACATTGCCAAAATTACTATGTCAACCAGTGCTTGCACCGCCTCACGGATAATCCAATCAGACGCCGAGTGCCCTGGTAGCATTCTAGCGCGTGGTAACCGCTCCTCGATCTCCTGCAATCGCTCCTCAGTCAGCATCTCTTTCCCCTCCTGCAAATTGTCCACAATCATCTTGTCCATGCTATACCGCTTGCCACCCATCCCGCGTAAGTTCGACCTGGCCCTGCGCCCGCAGATGGTTCAGCGCCCACTGCATCTTGCCGCGGGACACCGCGAAGTGCTCTGCGAGGGTTGGCGCGGATTGTGGCTTCACCAGCGCCCCCATGTATTCCAGCACTTCCCCCAGGTGCTCGCATGGTTTCCAGCCCGCTTCTACCCACTCCTGCACCGCGTCTTCCAGCGCTTCCAACAGATCCGCGTTGACCACATACGCGTCGTGGTTGTTCAGTTGCGATGTTTCAATCAGCGCCGCGGCCGCGTCTCTCAGCTTTCTACTCATTGGTCGCCTCCGAACCACTCCACAAAGTCTTTCAGCCGCAGGACTACGAGATCGTCATCATGCCGCCGGCCCTTCTGGTGCAGCACCACAACGGGGAGCTTGTCGTTGCCACGATTTGCCGCGACCGCCTGCACCATCGCGTCACACAACCAAACAGGCAAGGCGCGGCGGTGCTTGACCTCGATGCTCAGCCAGTCATGCGCCACGTCGGGCACGTCGCCACGCTGCCGGCCCGTGATCGGAACCCGCTGGCCACCAAGCCTTGCCGCCACCGCCCGCTCTACCGCTTTCCATGTGGTCATCGCGTCACCCTCATTCTGCTGTCCATCGTTTCATGCGTCGCCTCTTCGAGCTCGTACTGCCAGCCGTCGCACTCGCCATGTATCTGTGTGTACTCTGCCAGCGCCCGTTGCATCTCTCCGTCCGCTTCGCCGGCCCCGAGCCACGCGCCCTGGAGGCGTGCGAGCTGCACCTGTAAGTCGCTCAGCAGGCGCTTGGCTTTGAGGTCGCCCGGATTCGTTGCGATGTACGCCGCACCCTTGTCGATGCGCTCCTTCAGGGCCCTGACCTTGTCGTCGTGGGCGTCGAACGCGGCGCGTATTCTTGCCTCAGCATCTATCAGGCGTTGCGGTTTGTCGGTCATTGCACTGCCGCCATCTGCGCTATTTGCGCGTCCAGCGCTTCCAACTCCGCCCTGAGGCACTCCCAAAACAACGGGCATTCTGCGCACGCATCACACAAATCGGGTTCGCCATAGGTGCCCAGTGCGCAGGCGTCGTCAATGCGTAGATCGTCTGTCATAGCATCTCTCCCCATCGCTCTTCTGGTAGTACACACGCCATGCAGAGCGCCAGCACGTCTTTTGTGTAGGTCGCCTCGATTTCGCCGGCGTCGTTGCGCTGCCACTGGCCGCGTACGACTGGGACTTTGGTGTCAGCGGGCCAGGTCACCTCATATATCGTGTTGTCAACGTATTTGAGCCGCTTGTTCACTGGCATCGCGTTCATCCTCGCAGTCTATGATTCTCTACGGTTTGCCATGTTTCAGGCGTTAAATCAGGGTTACCGGGTCATGATAATCTATGATACTTAATGTATGTTCTGATAGTCCTGACAGTTCTGATAGTTTTCTGATAAATCACGCGAGACTTGAGTACAGCTCAAATAACCTAGAAAAGTGTCAGAACTATCAGAGACTATCAGGAGTTTCCTTCATTTCGCCCTCACAACTGTCAGAACTACTCACTATTATCGTCAAGTAAACCGATTCCATGATAGGTTACATACCCGGTCACGCGTTTTTCCTTGTTAAATCCACGTTCACGCAAAGTATTGCCAAAGCGCGTCCCCGAGATAGCACTTTCACCATTGTTTTTGCACCATTCGGCGTAAGCCTTGTACAGGTGGCTGGCCCTGGCTGCATAGTTTCCGTTGGGGTCTACAATGCAGCACTCTGTCAAGAACGCCGTGATGGTGTCCATCTCTGCCCGATACGCCTGGGTAGCGTCTTGCACCGCCGCCGGCATCCCGAGCCCGTCTCTCTGCCACTCCATGCAGCCCCGCACCGCCCACGCCAGAATGCCGGGCAATTCGTCTTGTAGCTTTGTGCATAGCGCTTCATCCTGTTCCGCCTTGGGTATCGTCACCTCGAAAGGTATCAAGCGCATACGTCGCCAGATGCCCTCGTCTGTGCCTTTGATGATTGGCTTATGATTGCCATATACCCATAGCTTGTGAGTTGGTTTGAACTCGAAAAACTCCTGGTGCAGGTAGCGAGCCACCATTGTGTCGCCGCCGGTCAGATCCTTGACCAGTGACTCAGCCAGTCGCCGGCCCTCCTCAATTTCTGCTGCGACCACGAACCGGGAGCCGGGCAACCTGGCTATGTCGTTCGGTATAGTTGCGTTGTACTTCGCCATGAGCATCTCGGTCGGCGCTTTTTGTGCGTAGTCGCCCAGCATACTGGCGATGGTGTTGACGAAGGTGCTCTTGCCGTTGGCCCCGACTCCGTACATGAAAAACAGGCATTGCTCTGTAATCAACCCGGTCAGCGAGTACCCTATGGCGCGTTGCAGGAAGTCGATTAACCCCTGATTGCCGCCCATGATGCGCCACAAGAACGCTTCCCATAGTGGGCAATCCATGTCAGGGTTGTACGTAGTCGGGCACAACTTGGTTATCAAGTCCTCTTGCGAGTGTGGCCTTATCGCTCCTGTGCGGAGGTCGATAGTCCCATTCAGACAATTCAGCAAACCTAGATCGGCGTCAAGGTCATTGTGCAGCACATAGATTTCTGCCTTGGCAGTCTCTACCATATTCACAAGCCGCGAGCGTGACTCAGATTTGAGCGCCCACTTTGCCAGCGCCTTGCGCCGATCATCGTCGCCGGCCTGTGCAGCTTCGGCGTAAACCGATGCGACCGTATCTCTGGCAAGGCGCTGAATCTCCTCATTGCGATCATGCTCCCAGTGGGTACCGCGCCACAGAAGCCATGTGCCCCAGGCATGACAGTATCGGATATTTTCACCATGCCGGCGTACCAATCGCCGCGCATTGCCCAGGTCGGTCTCGTTGATGGTTTCCGTAGGATTCAATGATTGCGCCGGTTTATAGCGCCCGACTGACCTTGCGATCTTTTCGATGTCCCTGGGCGCTAATGGTGGTTTGCAGCGCGCCTCGTTCTCGGCTGTCAAAGCGGCCATGATGGTCGCATGGCTGGCCCCGCGGCGTTGCAAGCTACCCGCTAACGATGTAAGGATAGTGTCGCGCTGCCCTTCTCCGATGGTGTCAGGCAGTGGCCCCGCGCGCTTATCGCCATTATCCGGTTCTGCCGACTCAGCATCCACGCCGGCCCACCCTTCCAGCCACCCGCGCAGCTCACCGAAATTTGCCGTTACCCAGTCCGATTCAATATCGATCCACTCGTAGAAATTGCCGGACGGGTGCAGGCTGGGTGGTACCAGAGTCTGGCAGCGATTGCCGCGCAGCTCGATAGCCGTCTTGTCTCCCATGTCTGGACGTGGGTACACCCGGCGGGTGAAGCTTTCGGGCATGTCCGGGCAAACCAGATAAATGTGTAACTTGCCTGACCCCGTCCTGACCTTTGGCGCCCGTTCTGCTTCGGGCCACGCTGCCATGAATGCATCGCGCGCAGACTCCCAACCGTCACCATCGAAATCGAGACACACGATATTTCGTGACAGGCTGCCAGTCACTAGCCCGATACCGGTGATGGAGCCGTTGCCTTGCGTGATCATGTCGTGCAGCTCTTGACGATCCAGTCGGCGCGATTCCCATCCTTGCAGGGTTGGCCCCTTGCGCCCGTATGGGATAGGGATGATGGACAGGTCGCGATCCCATAGTGACATAGCGGCGCGTGCTAGACGATTCGGGTCAGCGTTTTGCATTCGTATAAGCCCTTCGTGTCAACGCGTCGGCGCGCTCGTTTTGTGCTCTCGGAATCCAATACACAACGCCATTGCACTGTTTCAACAGGTCACGTATCAAGTCACGCGCCTTTTGCAAGCGCGGGTTGTTGCACTTCCAGTCTCCGGCAATCTGCTTTGCTACGAGTTGTGAATCCGTGCGAATCTCACACTGGATGCCATTCTCAGCGGCCCACTTTGCGGCCTCATACACTGCTCGATACTCTGCAAGGTTGTTGGTCATCTCTGGACCATGCCCCATGCATCCAGACGCCTCG